TCGATGTTGGTGTTGAGGGTATCTAGAATAGAAGCCGACATTTTTTATCCTTGTGGGGTGCGGCAAGCCGTCAGGCCGACATCAACCGAGCCAGCCTCGCCCGTGTCGACTCACCCGGCCTTGCGGTTGGGTCAGCCGAAGATGGCGGCGCGGCGGGAACTACGGTTGTGGCAGCAGGAGCGGTCTTGCCTGCGGATAGGTTTCGTTGGTCAGCGGTGGCTGCGGACTTGGCCGCAAGCGTAACGCCGAGGGCTTTCAGGGCCTCACCTCGCAACTGACGAAGCGGCTCAATGTAGAGGCGTCGCTGTTCCTGAATCACCGCGCCCGCCATCTGGGGGTCACGAGCGTTCACGGCTCTCGACTTTGCGAACTCTACACGGCTCATGCCTGTCGTGTTGCGCTGCAAGTGCGCCTTCAAGTCGGAGACAAGTTTGGCTTTGGTCGCTTCGTATACGAAGCCGTTGGCCTCCCTGACTCCCGCCGCAGGCTTCAGCGCTTCCTCAACGTCTGCGAGGAGTTGCTTATCGCACCGGGCATCAATGTCATTGGAAAATGCGGTTTGCTGCTGTTGGGCTGAGGTCTGCTGCTGCTGCTGCTGACTTTGCCGGAATCGACGAAGTTCGTCCAGTTCCCGCTGTACGTCGGCGGGGAGTTGTGTGCCCTGCGGCTGATCGGCGGGCTGAATGAGAGGGCGGCCAAGCTGGTCGCGGGCAATCAAGTCAGCGGCGGCGGCGAGCATTTTGCTCTCTTCGGGATCAGCGGACACTTTGGATAGTTCCATGAATCTGGTTGCCAGTCCTTCATACATCGGGCGCGAGAGGCGCTGGAACGCTTGCGGGTTCTTCTCGTTGAGGTAAACCGGCAGCATCTCGGCCAGTTCCTCCGCGCCTGGGCGAGTTCGGCCTTGCTGGTCGGGTCCTAGCCAGAAGTCCAGGAACCGCGCTTTACTCTCCGGTTCCGGTGCCGAAAAGTCCTTCTGGATGGCGATCCAGTCCTGCTGGGCAGCGTGGAACTCCTTGATGTCGGTCACGGTAGGGACAAAGCCAATTCCGCCTTCATCTGGCAACTTCGACACATCCCTAAGTGTCTTGAAGGCACCCAATACTCGCTTGCCTCGACTGCTAGCCATGAATGCACCGACTACTCGTTCAGGAATATCGCTGTCGATATCCTTCGGGTCTACTGACTGAGTGCCGTCAGTCGGCGCTTCCTCAGTGGCCGGAGCCTCTTCCGCTGCGGGAGGCGCGTCATCGTCGATGCCTGGTAGCGTGAACTCCTCGTCTGCGGCTGGTTCCTCAGCGACAGGAACCTCTGCTACAGGGGCTTCCGGTTCGGCGGATAGCGTCGGGCCACTCATCGCGGCCATCAACTTCTCAACCATTGACGGCTCGGCGACTGCCGGGGCTGTCACTTCTTGTACTGCTGGATTCATGAACTACTCCTGTGCCTGCTGGCTTGGATTAAAATACGGGCGGCTGGCTTTCCAGCGTTGGCGCTCCCAATTCTTCGGGAGGCGGTGTGCTGGGATTCAATTGCGGTGAACCGGGAGGAGGCGTGCCGCCTAGGCCGCCTCCTTCTTGTGGTTGACCTGGAGGCGGGGGAGGCCCTCCAGTGGGTTCACCCGGTTGCGGGGGCGGAGCCATCTGCATCATCAACATCTGTTGGTGTGCGCGGCCCCAGGCGATCACGTTGGCGTATCCAGCCGGGTTCGTCTGGCGCATGTCAAACCCTTGCTTTTGCGCCCATTCCTTGACAACCTGAACCATCAGTTCGTGGTTGTCTTCAAACTCATCTGCCGGTATGGACGGCATCAGTTGCGGCATCCCGTACATATCAGGCTGTTGGATCGGTTCCTGCTGCATGAGCATCGCGATGGTTTTGTTGGCCTTGGCGCGTCCATCGACGCCTGGCACTGTGATGTCATCATTGCCGAGAGCGGCCATCGTGGCGCTGAGATTGTCCGGGTTGTTGATGCCAACCATGCCCCAGAACTCAGGACCCTTATCGATCATCTGCCAGTACTGCGCACGGCGCTGGCCCCATGTCAGCGGGATAGCCTCGTCACACTCAACGTGCCATCCTCCTTTGAGAAGGTCGGCGATGTTCTCGATCATCACCTGCTCAGCCGGCAAAGAGGGAGATGGCTTGAAACTGAGTTGACCACCGGAGTACTTGGCAAACTGGATGACGGCGTTCTCGACGGCACGGGCCACGAACTGGCGGATAAACGTCCATGTCGTGTTGTGCGGCATGAGCGCCTGGTTGCGCTTTAGTTCGGCCTCGCCAAGAGTCTGAGACCCTTGGTCTCCACCAAATAGGGGTGCCGTGATGCCGGTGATCTCGCGAGCGGCATTAAGGAAGGCATCCATCGCCTGTGGAACGGTGTCTTTCAGTTCCACCGTGGGAGTATTCCACATGCTATCTCGCAGCTTGCTGCCGAGCGACGGTAGCGCCGGGACGAACTCAGCCGGAGTAGCCGCGTGCTTCTTCATCGCCTTGATGTCAAACACCTGCGGATCGAACACCGTCATCGGCATCGCCCGCTCGGCGGTCTGCGCCATGATGTTTTCCATGTCGTCGACAAGGCGGTTGGCGCGAATGTAGTTGTCGCCGAGAGCCGGAGGATAGAGGTACTCTCCAACGGTAGGCTTGCAGGCCGCCCAGACCTCGCCGAGCCACTCGTTCTCCATCTGCACGACATGACCGTTCACCAACGTAACCTTGAGGCCGTTGGGATAGTCGGCCTTGAGTTGCTGATAGTCGCGCTCAGACTGGCCCTTGTCAGCAGTCTGCGTAATGACGGGATAAGTCTCGGTCGACAGCCAGTAGCGAGTGAACCGCCACAGGTCGGAGTTCTGCGGATACCACAACGCGATGACGGCAGACGCCTGCGCTCGGGCCAGCCTGGCCGTCTCCGTCGACATCGAGGACTCGGCGGTTCCGGGAGCGTACTTGGTTGGATTTAGCCGCACATCGGAGTAGGCTTCCATCAGTGCGCCGGCAAAGACGTCGTACTCGTATCGCAGCCACGGGGAGTCATCGAGCTTGGTGATCTCGATGGGCGTGGTCACCGTGTAGGCGTTGGCCAGGGTGAACTCTACCGAACCGTTCTCATAATCAATGTGATCGGTAATTTGCGGGGCAGGCCCGCGTACAGCATCGCGGTAGTCGAGCGCATCAAACTGGCTATTACACGCTGGGCAAGTGTTCTGCTGCACCTCAACAACAGGCGTCACCGACGCGCAGACATGGCACTCATACGTGGGTGGCTCCAACTCCACGTCCACCATCTCAATGACAGGATCGCGGGTGATGCCGTACTTCTTGCCGTTCTTGACGTATGGCGTGTAGGCGAACGTGGTGCCATTCTTGAACAGACTGAACACCAATTGAGGCTGCATCGCCTCCATGTTCCAGTGCGACCACAGCCGGTCTTTGATGCGGTTGACGGTGTTGGCGCGTGCCTCCAACTCGTCCAACTTCTCGTTGGCTACACCGGTGGCGTTCGGGATGCGGCCAAGGATGCCGACCAGCTTTAGCCCGTCGCCGTAGTAGTAGTTGAGAACGTAGTCGTACGCCCCTTGCCGGCCATCGGGAGTCTGGCCCTTGGTCAACAGAGCATCCCCCACCGGCATGTACTGCGTCAGTCCATTGACAAGGACCGGAGCGCTATAGTGCATCCCCCGCCAGAACAACTCGTTCCGGCGAAGCACCTGGATCTGTAATTGCTTTTCGCGTTCTGTATTGGCTTCGAGTTTCTGCCGTATGGCAGAAGCTATCCGCTCTTTCAGATCGCTCATGATTTCAGGCATTGTTGGCCTTTAACATTTCGTCAGCCATCGCACTTTCGTCGGCAAAGAACTGTCGCTCAAGCTCACTCACAAGGTCGCGTGCTAAAATTTTGCCACTGCGAATCGGTTCCTCTTCCGGAGCACGTTTGGACTCAAACGGATGCCCGAAGATCGGTTTCAAGCCAGTCTGACTGGCAAGCCAATCGGCCACCAACTCCCGGCACCGCGTAGACTCTGTTCGGTCAAGCAGGCTGGACTCGCGCAACCGGACATTCTCCTCGAACAGTTCTCGAATGCGGTCCTGCGTCTGCAGCAGGTCGTGCTGCAATTGTGAGACGGTGGCACGCGACTCGCGCAACATCTCCTCGGCTTCGTCGGCGCGAAGGAGTGCTTTGCGGTAGATGTTCCACTTACTCAGCAGGCGCATATCCTTCTTCGCCCGTCCCGCCTTCACGCATCTCCCACAGATTGCAGTGGGCCTGCTGGTCAACCTGGATCTGCAGGTAAACGCAAGTTCCGTCAGGACCCATGTACTCGCAGTTGCCGCAATTCTCCTCGCCGCTGTGGTAGCACACCGCGTCGGGCGGGATCGCATTCATCTCCGCTTCGACAGCCGGCGCAGCCTCAACCATCTCTTCCTGCGGAGGCGGTTCCGGGAAGGAAGGGCGCTGCGGTGCTTGCCGATTGGGCTGGAAATAACCACCTGGGATCATATTGGCTCCTACGTTGGGTTGATGACCGTTGGCGAGGCGCATTCCCACCGCGCGTCAAGGTAGATCAGGTTCATGATTGTATTGGTGTTGGGCACCAAAGAGATTTGGAATCCAGCCGGGATGGCGACGTTATCCGGAAAGATCACCGTCCGCCCCCCGGTTGCGTCCTGCTTGAACTCAAGCCGCAAAAGAGTGGGAGCCACCGGATCGCCACCGGCATAGGTGATCTCGTTGATATAGAGATCACCGGTTAGCGGGATGACTTGCGTCTGAGCGTTAGCCGCGTCAATCCGCATCGTCGCGGTGTACGTCAAGATCAGCGTTCCGGGGATCGGTTCATTATCGGCAATCCACGACAGGTCTGACCCAGCGCAAAACATCGAGAACGGAATCATATTGCGGCGGCGCTCGGCGGCTTGCATGTTGTAAAACTGCATCAGTTCTTCGCCTCCCAAAAGCCGCCCATGCCTGAACTGCCGCGCCCAATGCTGAACGCCGTCGTCTGCCGGCCCCAGATGTCCTCAAACTGCTCGTGCGCCTGGCGCTTCACCTCAAACTGCAAGGACGGCGAAAGGTATGGGTCATGCTTCAGCGCCGACTCCAGCCGCTCGTTCGCGAACTCCTCGGGCGGCATCCGCTCCACATGGTATTTGTAGCCCATGCAGAGGTACCGAAGACAGTCGAGCACGTCGTCATGCAGCGTGGGCGTCTTGAGAACGTCTTCCTCGCGCCCCTCATGCTCTGTGTCATGCACGGCCATCGGGATCGATTGCCGCACAAACTTACAGTTGTCGTAGATGAGCAGCTTTGGCAGTACTTCCGCCTTACGCTTCTCAAACTGTGCCCGGTACTCCAGGTACCGCGACGTGCCATGCTCCAACAGTAGCTTCGTCGCGTAGTCGTGGTTGTACTCTTGCGTCTTGCTGGGCTTGAGCGAGTGCCAACGCATCATCGCTCGCATCTCCTGCCAGCCAAAGATGCGCTGGTTCTGGGCGCGGCGAATGACGATGCGAGCCTTGCCCTCCTGAAAGGACATGCCTTCAAAGTACTCCTCGGCGTTGTCGCCAAGAATGAAGGCCGATCCCTTACCCAGCACCATATCCACGCCGCGCTGGATCTGCTGCGACACCGTATTCATGTCATCGCGCTTGCCGAACGCATCTGGCGACAGCCATAGGTTGATGGTGTGATTGTTCTGCCGGCGCAGGTCGCCCATGCACCACTCGGCGATCCGGACGCCCCAATCCTGCGAGGCAATACCAGAGGCTACAATCTCATCCTTGATGACGAACTGCGAGTTGGGGCAGACAACACCCTTGATGAGCGCGGCGTTGTGCTTGAAGCCCCAATCCATCGCGATGTGGATCGGCCACCAGGGCTGCAGCGGGTAGTCGGCGGCGCTGACTACGTGGCAAGCGTGCTCTGGTTCACCCTCAATCCGCTTGTCGCGGTACGCCTCAAAGTACTGCCCCTCCACCGCGTCGAAGTCACCCAGCCTCCAGCGGCGATATTGCGCCATACTGAGGTTCTTGAGCGAGTCGAGGTTGTCGATGTACGCGCCCTCATTCACCAGGAAGTATGGGTTGTCGTCGACCGTTGAGTGGAAAAACACCCGCGATTGGGTGGGCTTGAGGCCCTCTGGCGTGAATTTGAAGCCCCACGGTACGATCTTGTCTTTGTACTTTGGGTACACGAACCGGTTGCGCGTCCAGGTGTGACCAGGCCCACCGGGGTTGAATGTCACGAAGATGCGGGCCGTCACGCCGGGGATCGTCGAGCGGATAGACATCCTGACCTTCTCGTAGGTCAATTCATCCGGAATCTGATTGAGTTCTTCCACCCAAAGGAACTGGAACTGCTGCCCTTGGTATTTTGAGAACGCATCCTCATCTTTCAAATGTGAGGCAACGAACTCAGCGCCGCTGGGAAACTTGACCCGAACAGGATTTTCGGTGACTTGGGCACCGAACGGACGGTAAAACTGCCGCGCACGAGACACCCAGTCGGCCAGGTCGACCGAGTTCTTTCTGAGGATCAGCCCGCGAAAGTTCGGGTTGTTCGTGTAGGTGATGTCGGTAGGAGTCTTTTGAGCATCGGGGATATTCCGGTTGCCACGCATCGACATACCGAACCCAAGTTCAGACTTGCCACTACCTCGACCTCCGCCGCATCCGATCTCATACGCCGTTGAGTTGTAGGCGCGAAAATGCGGGCCATCTGGGCAGTCGCACGCCTTGTTGCCGGGGTACTTAAACTGGTGATACTCTTTGGTTCCATCCGGCGCGATGTCGTAGCCTGAGCACAGGATCGGCTTCCAGGAATACTTAACGCCTTCCGGGAGCGGCTTGTTCGCGGCATTAATCGCCGCAATAATCGGCGGATGTGACGCAACTTTCTTTTTCAAGCCGGGTTCTCCACAGGAGGAACAGTTCCCTCCCACGCAGTTCCGTTCCACCAGACCGTGATAATCGTCACCGCCTCGCCAAGCTGAAAACCAGACCAGGCGTTGAAGTTAGCCGGCCAGATTGTGTTCCACGGTCCACCGGACATCTCAAAACGAATAGTCATGGTGGCACCAGTGGTGCCGTTGACGGAGCCAGCGTACTTGAACACCGGGGCAATGTCCCCGGTGACGGTAATCATCTGGTACACGCCATTCAGGACGTCAAAGACGGGCGTCGAGGAGAACGCAACTGTGGAAGCAGAAGGCAATGCCACGTTGTCCTCAATCCAAGCCACACTCCCGGTAAGGAGACCAAATGGAACGATGTTCCGCTTGCGGCTGGCTGCCTCAAAGTTCTTGAACGTCATTTCACGATGTACTTGGATATCGCCGCGCTATAGATCGCGTCAACGCGGCCATACTGGCTGAGAGTGACAGCAGAGCCGGCAAACGTGCCAGTTCCACCAATAGACACCGACCCTGCATCTAGCTTTACGAGCGTGACCTGTCTCCCCTCCCATGCAGGGTCAAGGTCTGCTACTGTCGTTGTTCCTGTCACGCTGATATTCCGGTAGAAGGCGGCGGCGTTGGCCGCGCTCAACGATGCGCTGGCGACGGTCGTGAACGAGTCATCCACTCCGCCGTTGCCTTGCACCACGAAGTTCTCAACCGTGGTCGCGCCTGCCTCACGGAAGATCGGGATAACTGTGTTCCCGCGAAGATTGTTGCCAGAGATCGCGTAACCACGAAATTTGCCAGCCAGGCCAACAAAGTAAATGCCGATCTCCTGCGTCGAACCGCCGTACGCGGCGGCCAGGTTGTTCCCGATAGAGTTGCCGGAGATCACCGTGTTGGTGTCGTACGACCCACTGCCGCTCGTACCGGTCGAGTAGATCAAGATACCGCACTTCAGCGTGCTGCGGCCATTGTTATTGATGGCGTTATCGTTTACCACCGCACCACGAGGGGCCTTGTCGGATGTGCCAAGGATAATGCCAGGACCCTGAAAACCAGAGATATTGTTGCCCTGGATAATCAGCCCATCAACGTCATTCAGAATGGCGATGCCAGCCGCTCCGGTGTCGCCATTCTGCGTGGCAAAGTGGCAGTTCTGGATGCGGAACTGGTTCAGGATCGTCGCATGAGCGCCAGCAGGCATGTAGACGCCATGGCTGTACGTCTCATCAATAATGACGTTGTTGATGTAGACGAACGAAGTCTGGTACGTGGCGTTCGGGTTGACCTGGATACCGTATGTGCCGCTATACAGTCCACCGTCAATCGTTATCCCATCTCCTCGCGAGATGAGCACGCCAGGGCATCCAGACGATGGCTTAGTGTCCCACCACGCCTTGCAGTTGATGAGGTCCGATATGCTCGTGTTGATGGTAAACGATGGGCCTTTGGTGTAGATGTCGTAGCTAGACAGCGTGTACACGTATACGTTGTTCAGGATGACCGTACCGACACCAGTGACGGCGTTTACGGGATCAACTACGACCGGAGAGCAACCGTTGTAAATAGTGACGTTACTGACTCGGCACTCTCGCGGCTGGCTTACGCTCAGCGATAGGCCGGCACCGGATGTGTTATCGAAGCCATTGGCATTCAAGATGGAGAAATTGTCAGCGACGAACTCTCCGGCCCCAAGCACTGAGGCCCACGCAAGAAGATCGCCAGCAGGATAGCTGGGGTCGCGGACAAGTCTTGACGCGATATTCCCACTGCCGGTCAACTGGACAGTATTGCCATTCCGGCCAAATAAAACAATTTTCTCGTAAATTGTCGTATTGCCAGGCGGAAGAAACCCATTCGGCGAGTCAGGCGATCCATAGAACCATTCCTGAATACCGCCAGTCGCGCTGGTGATGCGCCATGCGCCAGTATGGGTGTTGGCGGTCGTGAAGATCAGCGTACCTTCTAAATCGCCACTCTGCGCCGTGCCGCCCATTTGCGCCGGTCCAGACAAAGCGCCAAAAGACGTTGAGTCAACCGCAACGGTGAATTTGGTCGAAGATACGACGGTGACGACGCGGTTCCCGTTGATCGACACCCATGAGCCAGTAAACCCGTACAGCGCTATCGTGTCTCCAGTAGTGCAGCCATGTGCTGTCGCCGTCGTGATCTCGCACGGAGAGGCGTTCGTCGCGCTGGAAACGATGATCCCCAGCCGAACCACCTCAGCCGTGCCGACGCCGCCAGAGATCCGAATACGGTGCGACAGGTTGTTGCCGGCCACGCCCAGCGGAACGCGCCGGATACGCAAGTGCTTCACGCCAGCAGTCGCAAGGCTACCGCTCACTACGTTCAGTGAGGAGATAGAGAACTGGTACTTCTCAATGTTCTGAGAAGGACCGTTCTGGATGTTGCGGTAGTCTGTGGGCTGGGTGGGCATTAAATGATGACACCCCGGTAGGCGCGGCACTTGCGCATGTCGTGGCTGATCTTGTGGCCTTTACCGAACGTCGTGCAGCTATCCTCGGCCTTAGCTGCCAGCGTTTTGACGGCGACGCGGCATAGTACTTTGTGAAGGGTGCGCAACGGCACCTGCAATTCAAGCCAGCGGAGCGCGACAGCGCCTCCCTTGGCCTTCCCCATTCTTCCGGCAACGTATTCCAGTCTGCAAAGATTTCTGGCTTCCTGCTCGCTCAACTTTGCGATCAGTCGCCCTTCCTGCTGAAGGTCGACTCGGTGGAATAGGTGCGGGATGACTTCTTGTGCTGTAAAGGTGTAGATAATTGCCTCGTAAACAAAAAAAGGCCACAAGCTGAGAGTGGGTTCAGCGTGTGGCCCAGAATTGGGTCTGGCTCTGGCACCAGTCCATAAGGAGATGACAACTACTACATCTTCTACATAAACTCGTTGCGTGTCAAGGGGTTGGGTGTCTCATGCAATCTCCCCACCCATCTCACCCCTAGTCACCGAGTCAGCAGCCGCGTTCCAGTGGATCTTTGGATTCTCGGGCGCTACCGACTCCAAAAAGGCATAAACGGCGATATTCAGCAGTTGCTCAATGTTGCCGTCCTTGCGGTACGCCTTCAGTTCTTTCGATAGCCGCGTCATGTATCGCTGCTTCTTCTTTGGCCGGTCGCCGTACCGTAAAGCACCAACACAGCGACGGTTGACGACCTGCTGCAGAAAAGCACGAAATCGCCCATGGCCCGAGGTTCATAGCTTCACCCATTCAGCACCAAACGTGCTGTCCGC